CAATCTCAGGACTTTCCCTGACGGTTTGTATGGTTTCTTCTATTGCCATTATGCCATCGCCTTTCCTTTTTTCTCTAACTTACTCATTACACTATACATATTTTTTATGCCAGTGTTAAGATCTCCGTTACCTAAACCTTTTACAGCGTCTGTTGTCATTACAAATTCACCCGGCATCAGCATAGCTCTAACGCTATCTTTGCCCGGTGTGCCTTCGTTTGGTCCTATACCACCGTTTCTTCTTGGAAATATCTCACCACCTTCAGCTGCTCTTTGAAAAGGTGCTACAGGCAACTGATATGGTGTGTAATTAAAAGTGTAGTTTGTTGGTATTTTAAAAGGTCCTGTTGCTAAATTTGGGGTCATGCCAGCGACATTAAAAATCTCAGGACTTCTATTGTATACATCAAGACCGCTTTCAGGTATATTTAATCTTTCTTGCTCAGGTGCATCAAAGGCACCCGCAGCAGCTAATCCAAGACCAGCTAAACCAGCTGTTGGACCAAATCTAGTTAAAAACCCTGGACCTGCATCTGCTCTAGCAGCTTTAATACCAGCTTCTGTAGGGGTAAAACCTTTTGCTTTAGCGTTTGCTAAATATTTTTGCTCTGCTAAATCTTGAGCTGCAATAATTTCACTTTTAGATTTTCCGCCTCTAAACATATAGTCCCCAATAGTGTCTAAAGTGCTTTTACTATCAGCAATTTTTTTTGAACCGTCTAAACCAGTAAGATCCACATTAGTATCAAAAGCAGGATCTGAGGCATCTATAATATCTGATTTTACTAAATTCTGTGTTGAGGTAGGCTGGTATGAACTTAAAGGATCTGATAAAGTTTGTGAGAAACGTGCTCCGGGACCGGCTAAAGCCTCTGACACACCTGTACCAAAACCTTTTCCTGCAATAGCACTACTGGCACCACTATATATAGCACCTACCCCACCCGCTAAGGCAGCACTTTTTACGGCATCCCCTAAATCACCGCCTTGCATAAGTGTAGATATACCTGAACCAAGTGCAGCTCCATATATAGGGCCAAGAGGTGTCATACCTAATACGATTGGCAAAACAATAGGGGCTACTTTCTTCAAAGCTTTTCCAACACTCTTGAATGCCTTAGATACCCCCTTACCTATAGAGCTTATGCCTTTTTTAACACCTTTAAATAATTTTGATAAGAAAAATTCAGGTAAACCTGTGTCTGGATTTATACTGTTTTTCTTTGTTCCAACAACATATCTCTCTGGGTCTTTAACCCCTAATTCTTTTAAGTGAGAAAAAATGCTTTCTTTAAGCTCCGGATTATTTTCTATTAAGGCCCGTGGCACGATGAGCTCGCCTGTTTCAACGTGAGCAACCGTATCATCGCCATAACGACCGTACTCAGCAATCTTTTTACCGACGTCTTTAAACTGTGCGATACCGTCTTTACCAAAAGCTTCTTCAAGCTCTTTTGCTTCTAATAGATCTAGTTCTTCATCGGTATAAATAAAATCACCGATACCGCCCGCCGGCATATCAATTTTTTGTGTGGCTCGGTCCA